GCCCTTGACGCCCTTGGCCACGGAGTCGATGCTGGTGCCCGTCATGTTGGCGGCGAGCGTCCATCCGGCAAGGTTCTGCACGCTGATGCCGACCTTCTGCGACAGGACTTCGAATTCATGGCCAGATTCAATCGAACTCTTGACCATCTCCAGCATGCCACCCACGAGGGCGCCGCCAATCAAGGTATCACGCAGCTTGTCGTAGGCATCCTTGAGCTGTGTGACGCCCTGCTTGGCACTATTGAAGGCCGCCGCCGTATTATCGCGCGCCGAAATAATGATCGAGGTCTGATTGTCGTTGGCCATGATCAGACTTCCCGGAACACGCCGAGCGCAGCGCGCTCCATCACGCGCACGCCCCTGAACACATCGCGGCGATCGGCGGCAGCAACCCCGTGCAGACGCATCAACATCGGCAGCGCTTCATAGCGCAAACCAACTACGCCGCCGGGACCAACATTCCACTGGGTCAACATATCGCCGAAGACCTCCATCGTTGCCACGTTGTCGCTCCACAGTTCAAGATCCGCATCCCCCGGCCTTGTTTCCGTCCGAAAACCCATCGCAGCCAGGGCCTCGGCGGTCTCACGGCCGTCGTCATGGCCGCCCACCATGCGGCGAGCGGCCTGTGTCAGTTTTTTTCGCGCGACTCCCACAGCGCCCGGCGATAGGCTTCATAGATTTCCATGGTCGAGGCCGGGTAGTTGTCGAGCAGCTGCGAAAGCGCATCGCGCGAATACGGCACCGGCTCTCCTTTGTCGTCGAGCGGGCCGGTCCAGCCGACCATCACTTCGTCGAGAATGTCGGCGTCAGTGCGGCGCGCGCCATCGCCGGTCTTGGCCGTCGGCACGCTTTCCCACCAGGCGGCATAGGCGGCGCGGCCCTTGTGCTTGAACTCGATGTCGATGACCACCGGCGCGGCATCGCCAGGCACGGACAGCGACACCTTGGCGGTGAAGGTGGGATTCGGATTGATCTTGAACATCAGAACACCACGATCTTGATTTCGTCATTGCCCGACGACGGCAGGAAGCGCAGATCCATGTCGGTCATGACGCGGCCGTTTTTGTCGGTGTAGGCCGGGTTGATCCGTTGCACGGCCGGGCCGAAGATCGCCACCTTGTTGCCGGACGTGATGCCGTGCAGGAAGCTCGCCGTGGTGGTGGTGTTGGTCTTGATGTCGGTATGGAAGCTCGCCTGCTGCGCGGCGGTCAGGTCCAGCGTCACCTTGCCGGTGGTATCGCGGTTCACGATATCGATCGACTCACCGCCGAGCAGCGGGACATAGTTCAGCGTATTGCCGAAGGCCAGGTCGAGGCCTTCCGACGGATAGACGACGCCGCCGGTAATGGTGGGGATCGCGCTGCCCAGGGTCAGGGCGCTGCCCAGGGTGAAGTCACTGGTGTTGCCATCGGTCACCGCGATCGGCGTCTTGAAGGCCGTCAGGGTCTGCGTCGGCAGCGCCGTGGCGCTGACGCCGCCGTCGAGGCCGAGGAAGGTGAAGGACATCACCGGCCGATTGCCCAACCCCATCTTCATGTCGAAATTGCCGCGCGCACCGTTGAGCTTGTGCAGCACGCCGTCGACGTAATACCAGATCGTGGTGCCCTTCTGGCTGGCGCTGATCGGATCATAGACGGCGTGATAGCTGGCGGTGAGGGTTTCGGCCATGCCGCAGCCGATCAGCAGCGGACCAAAAGCCGGCGCATTACCGGCGGTGCCGGCACCGGCCAGCTCGACATCGAACTTGCATTCGACATGGGCATTGCCGACGAGCTGCTCGCTGCCGCCAAAATAGCCGCGGATCAGGTCGCGGTTGACGTTCTGCGCATTCAGCGGCGTGATCGATAGATTGCTGACCAGGATGGCGTTGGCGCCGCCGGTCGGCGTCGGGTCGGTGCCGTAGGTGACTTCGGTCTTGGCCAGGATGGCGCTGTTGCGGACATAGCGGGGAGTGAGGGCGGGCATGGCGGGTACTCCTTAGAAATCGTTGCCGGTGGTGCGGTAAGTGACGTGGTAGTGATGTATGGCCTTGACGTAGTCGTAATCGTCGAAATTCCATTCGGCCTCGAATTCGGGTCGCACTTGCACGCCGTTTCCCAGGCCCAGAGAGCGGTCGATAATCACTGCGGCATGGGCCGCCAGCAATGTCGCATCGGCGGCGTTGTCGGGCGTGCCACCCTTGGCATAGATCGCGACCGACACGGCCAGTTCATGGTCCATCGCGCCCAGGACGATCTCGCTGGTCGTCGCGCTTTCAGGTTCGATGATGACGGCCGGAAGATCCGGCAGTTGATCGCGGCGGGTGCGATAGACGCGCCCGGACGCAACGGCGGCCAGTTGTTTGGCGAAGGCGGCAAGGATGGTTTCGCGCGTGGTCATTTCAAACTCAACTTGACGAGCCCGGGCGTCGAGTAATCAAGCTCAGTCACCGTATAGGCATCCTCATCGGTCCAGACGTCGCCGCGCCAGACTTTGCTGCCGATGGCTACTTCAACCGTGTCCGGAATTTCAAGCGTCGGGCTGAGGTTACCCACCACGTTGAAGGAATTGGTTTGCGTCTGGCGAAAATCGCCGACGCACGCCACCCAGTCCACGAAGATCGGTTCCCCGATCATCGCGACGGCGCGTCTGGCGTGCGCGGCGAAGTCAACCATTTCAGGTCGCGACCGGCAGGTAGTTGCCGAGCTTGATCTTGACCGTCACCAGGCCGGCGGTGACTGCCACGGCTTCGGTGCAGACGCCGACGCATTGCTGTGCCGTGGCGGTCTTGTTGACGCACTTGTTGGTCGGGTCCCAGAAGACCCGGGCGCCGACGGCGATCGCCAGGGAGTCGGTCTTGGCGATGGTGACGATGCCTTCGGTGACGAACTCGCCCGCCGTGCTGATCACCACGTCATTGACGGCGACGCCGAACAGGGCGGAGCCGAACAGGTAACCGACATCGGCCGCAACCGCGGCGGCGGGAGTAGCGGTAACGATCTTGCCATCTTGGATAAACGTTTTCATGTTGAATCCTTTCGTGTGGTGGGGGGTGGGCGGGCGGCGGAGTTTGGAAATCCGCCGCCCGCTGTCAATCGCTTACGATCCGCTCGACTTGTAGAGGCCGCGATACTCGATTGCCTTGGCCGCAAAATCGAGACGCGCCTTGATTTCGACGCCATCGACATCGAAGCCCAGGCGGGTCTCGACATAAACGCCCTGCTGTCCATCCAGGTAGGCGTATTCGATGGTGTCGATCTGTGCCGGATCGGCGGCCAGATACCAAACGGCGGCACTGGTCGCATCCAGCCGGCCTTCGACGACAACCTGCAGCGAACCCTTGAACGGGTTGATGTCACTCTGCTTGGTCGAGACGAAATCGGCGCTGGTGTACTGGTTGGCGATGGTTTCCAGCGCCGCCGGCACGATCAGGTAGGACGGCGCCAGGTTCATCACGGCGCCGGATGGCGTCTTCTGAATCCGCATCGCGGCGCGGCCCGCGGCCAATCCGGCGACGGCGATGGCGCCGGTGCCGAGGTTGACGTGCGTCGTGGCGTGAAACAGCGTAACGCCATCGGCCAGGGCCGCATTGGCGGTCAGGATGCCGTACACCGTGTCGCTCTCGTAGTTGGCGGCGGCGAAGCCGAACAATTCCGGAATACGGGTAAAGGCGCCCATGTCGTCATTGACCACGGCTTGGCGGCTGATGCCGATGATCTTGCCCACCGTCGCGAGCTGGTAGGTTTCCTTGCCGTCGGTCATGGCGCCGCGATGGAATTCACCGGCCTCGTTGACCTTTTCCAGCGCGGGAGCGTCGGAGAGGGCCACGCGCGTCATGGTCTTGAAGTCGGCGGCAGTGTTCTGCCGGCACCAGGTGGTGAAGGTGCGCGGCGCGTTCAGGTAGGCCTTGCGCAGCGACTTGTTGGCGACGTTGGCGACGATGTTGGCCAGATCGGAGGTGCCTTCCAGGGCGCGCCCGGCGAGGGCCATGCGGTTCATGCCCTTGGTCTTGACGCCTTGACGTTCCAGCAGCTCGCGGCTCAGTTCGATCAGCGACAGGCTGCGGAATTCGCGGGCGCCTTCGGGCAGCGGATTCTTCGGGTCATGACGATGCAGCAACGCGGCCTCGACCATCTCGCGGCGCGTGGCGGTCTCATCCTGGACCGTGACGATGTCAGCCTGACTGCTGACCTTTTGCGCCGCGCTGCGATCGGCCATCTTGATGAGGGCCTCGCGGCGCACGGCGTCGGCGGTGACATCGCGCTCGATGAAGTCTTCGGCGACGGACGGCTCGAGGCCGGCCAGCGCGCAGGCTTCGCGGATTTCGATGCCGCGGGTGCGTTCGGCCAAAACAGCCTCGTCGGTGGCCGTGCGGTTGGTTTGGGGATCGGTAGCGGCTGCGGTGCCCGCCGCCGCGACTTTGGGTGCGGTTTGGCTCATGTCAATTCCTTCTTCAAGAGAGCCCGGATCGGGCAAATCAACCACGCGATAGCGCATGGCAGCGGTGGCCGTTTCCCCGGATTGCAGGGAGCGGCCGATTCCCACGGTGACGTCGACGGGGATGTCGCAAAGCGTCACCTCCACCGGTTGCCAACTCGTAAGTCGGTACTCGTCCGGCGCGGTATCGCCGTTCGATTTGATCAGGGTGCGTTCGAGGATGCGATAACCGACGCTGACGTTGGGCACCAGGTCGTCGGCGATGTCCTGCAGCAGGCCTTCCATGTCCTCGCGCCGCGACAGCTTTACCTCGACGTAGCCGCGGCCGTTATCGATCCAGGCGCGGATGGTGCGGCCGATCAGGGCCAGCGGACTGTCTTCGGTCTTGTCGCGGCCGTGATTGACGAATACCGCGGCGCCGGCATTGAGCCGCGACAGGTCGCATTCCGCATCGGTGACGCCCGGCACTTCGATCCACGGATCGTCGAACCAGGTATCGCGCAGATACGGTTCCTCGCTGACGAAGGGAAACGACAGCACCAGGTTGTCAGGCAGGGAGGGCTCTGCGCCTCCCCCGTCCGCCGCCTGTGCGGTATCGGCGGGCATTTGCCGCTTTTCGATGCGCAAGGCGAAAGAACGATTCAGCGTGCCTTCGATACGACTTTTCTGGGTCATGGTTTGGCTCCTAGGTTTCCCGCGCCCGTATCGGCGCCGGTAGCGGCGGCTGCGCCGCCGAGGGCAAGTCTTTCGATCTGGATGGAAATGCCGGCCGCCTTAAACTTGGCCTGGTCTTCAGCGATCTCGGCGATCGTCTTGTCTGGATCTTCGCCACGGCGGCGCACGGCGGATTGCCATGACTTGAGCCCGGCAGCCACTTCGAGCAGCTCTCCGCCGAGATCCTTGAGCGGATCGACCCAGTCCCACTTCGGCGGCGTCCAGGCCACGCTGGGCGCCTGTCCATTCAGCTTGCCGGCCAGTTTCGCGCCCTTGACGTAGGCGGCGGCGATGCGATCGCACACGCCAGGGATCAGGTTGAGCCACTGGTGCTGATCGATGGCGCGACGGAATTCGAGCGTTCCGGCACGAATCGAGCTGTAATTCACCTGCGACAGGTTGCCGGTCAACTGCTCAAAGGTGACGCCGGCGCCGGCGGCAACGGCATGCAGGTGATCGTCGACAAATTCCTTGTAGCCGTTCAGGGCGGCCGGCGCGCCGAACTGCACATCTTCGCCGCTCTTGAGGTAGTGGATCATGCCGGCGCCGAGGTTCTCGATACGATTGCCGGTGGTGGTATCGGTTTCGGCGGCGCCCATGAGCCGACCATCCTCGTCGCTGGTGACGAAGGCGGCGAAACAGGCTTCGATGCCCTTGCGCACCAGTTCGGCTTCCTGGTAATCGTCCAGGTCGCGCATCTTGAGCAGCACGGGGTGCAGATCCGGCACGCCGCGCACCTGCCCGGGCCGCGTCTTGCGGTAATAGTGGATAACGTCTTCGGCCGGGATGCGGCTGGGAAACAGGTTAACCAGAATCGGCGCGGCATCGCCGGGATGGTTGCTGTATAGCCAGTAGGCGGCACGCTTGCCGAGGGCGTCGAACTCGATACCGTTGAAGATCCAGCCACCGTTGGCGAGGCGCTCGTTCTTGAAGCTGGCCAGGTAGTCCGGCTCCAGCACCTGAAGCTGCAGCGGCACGCTCAGGCCGTCTTCTGGCCGGCGCCAGCGCAGGCGGATTAGCACTTCGCCGGACTCGAAGCGGGCGCGCTCGATCAGCGCGAGCAGGCCGTAAAAATCCAGTTGGCCGTCGGCATCGCATTCCTTGATCCAACGCGCCCAGAGGTCCTGCCCGGCGCTGAATTTGGCGGTGATGCCGGTGCCGATGGTGTTGGTGACCCAACTATTCATGGCCTTCGCGGCGAAGGGGTTGTCACGAGCCAGACTGCGCGAGCGGTTGCGCAGGATGGATAGCGCCGGGCCGATCTCGGCGTTGGCAGACGTGCCGACCGTGCTCCAGCCGCCGGTGCGGCGCCCGGTGGCGGCGCCATCGTAGCTGCGCACCTGGTGCAGGGCATGGCGGGCGCGCGCCCGCTTGAGCCCGGCCTGAGGGCTGATATAGCCGATGGCGAGATCGAGGAAGTTACCGGCGGCGGCTTTTGCGCCCATCAGGTGCGCACCCGCGTGGTGTAGGAGACCCGGGGAGTCTGACTAGAAAGGCCGCTGGCCTGCAGATCGGCGGTAATGAGATTGCGCGCCTTGCGCAGATCGTCCATCGACCGGTAGGTGACGCGCTTGCCGTCGATTTCCACGGTCAGTTCGCCCGTGGCGATGGCGGTTTCTATACTGGTCAGGTCGGCAGCGCTGAATGACATGCACTGCATTAAATAGAACAGGTTGTGACAGTTCCAATAAAACTGTCACAACTTTTTTCGGGTGGCCTCCAGTCGGCGATTGATGGCGCGATAGACCGTGCGCCGCGACACCCCGAGATCGCGCGCAACCTCGTTCGCGTTGCGTCCGTTGAATTTTTCGACAATCTGATCGTCGATTTTCGGCCGCTTGCGATGATAGGTTTGCGTTCCGGCTAGATCGGTCTGCAACTGGCGCTCGACTTCGGCGGCGAGCGATGCGACCAGGGAAGGTAGCAACCGCTGCAGCGCTTCTTCGACCGCCTTGTGGATCGGATCGGGCGTCATTGCCGGCGCGAACGAAGGCGAGCCAGCAGTTGCTGGTGACGAGCGGCAGCGGCGCTGGTCGTCGCCGAACCACCCGGGGGCGCGGACACCTGCGGCGCCGTACCGTCAGCGCCGACTTCCTTGCTGGCTTCCTTGATTCGTTCCGCCAACTTCGCGCGCTGCGCCGGATCGATCTTCGACAGGCGGAAGCCGGCCAGCGCGTACTTCCAGCAGTCATAGGCTTCATTGCGTACACGCGTCTGCACCCATTCGCGCAGCAAACGGCCGCGATGGGTCTTTTCCACCAGTCGGTTGCTGGTGAGCTGCGCAAAGAATTCGTCGTCGAAGGCCGGTTCGTTGCCCGGGAAGTGGATATACCCGGCGCGCGGCGCACTGCCGTTTTCACCCTGAGCGCCGGCTTCGAGCTTGAGGCGCTGGGTGATCAGCGCCTTGGCCGCCTCATCGGCCACCAGAAACGGCGAAAACCCCTTCTTGCGCCGCTTGCGCAGCCGCCGCTTGCGGTCGTCGTCGGCTTCGACCAGCGTCTTGCCGCGCCCTTCCATGCCCTTGCAGACGAACAGCCAGGGCCGCCGCGCGGCGAAGGACAGCACCTGGTCGGTGTTGTAGCCGGAATCGATGCCGCCGCAGTCCGGGCCGATGGCATCAAGTTCCGCCGCCAGTTCGGCCCAAGGCTCGAGGCCCGCCGTGTCGCCGGCGACGATGATGTGGTCAATGGCCCAGGCCTCCTCGCCGAGGCCGAAGTCATAGACCGAGATTTCGATGCGGTCCTTCTGCACGTCGATGCCGATGCTGCGCACGCGGCCCGCGCCTTCCCCGGCGCGCGACTCGGTATCGTATGCCTCGAGGCGCGTCATGATCGCCAGCGGATCGATCTCCTCGCCGCGTTCCTCCCAAGGCTCGCCGAGGTTGGTGTTGATCCAGGCGCGCAGCGTCGCCGTGTTGTCCTGCGCCGCCAGCCAGCCGCGCGCCAGGTCAGCCCACGACGGGCCCAGCCCGATCGGCGCGTACAGCGCGCTGATGTGGTAGCCGCGCATGGCCCGCTCCGGATGCCGCGCGATCCAGACGCCGCCGGCCAGCATCGCCGGTTTCTGGTGCTCGTAGATCTCCGCGCCGCATTCGACGCAGACATAGCGTACGTTGAACACCGCCCCATCGGGCAGCACGGTCCACTTCATGCCGTGCGGCGTGTCCGCGCCGCCCCATTCCAGCGGCTGGCGCTCGCCGCAATGCGGGCAGGGCACATGGTAGCGACGCTGGTCGCTTTTCTGGTACTGGCGATCGATCAACCCGCCCTTGACCGTCGGCGTCGAAATGTATGCTCGTGTCGCCCGCGGGAAGGCCTTGGTGCGCCCCTCGGCCAGCGTGATAATGTCGCCTTCCTCGCCGACCTCCTCGGGGAAGCGGTCGAGATCGTCGAGGATCAGCAGTCGCACCGACTTCTGCGCGTAACTGTTCGGCGAATTGCCGCCGGCCAGGAACAGCACTCCGCCGGGGAAGTCGATCAGGTCCTGCCGGTTCGCCGCATCGCGCGCCCGCACGCCGCCCAGCACCGCGCGCACCACGTCCGTCTCCTGCAGCAGCGGGTTCAGCTTCTGCACCTTCCACGAATCGCGCGATTCCAGCGTCGGCAACAACACCATCGCCGGGCACGGCGCATGGTCGAAGGTGTAGCCCAGCACATTGATCACCGCCTCTGTGACGCCTACCTGCGATGACTTCATCACCACCAGGTCGCGCACCCGCGAATTCGCGCTGCAGCAGTCCATGATCTCGCGCAGGATCGGATTGCGCGCCGTGCGCCAGCGCCCACGTTCCGATGACTGCTTGCCCGACAGGATGCGATGATCGTCCGCCCATTGCGACACCGTCAGCGCCCGGCGCAGTGCGACCGCGTGGCGCAGGAGGGTGTAGCAGTGGGCGAGGTGGGTCATGCTTATTCAGTCCCGACTAGCCACTTGCGCAAAAATTCCGCACATCATCGGGTTATCAATGAACTCCATGGCCCCTGCCGGGAATTTATCTGGAGCATCAAGCCACCCGATAATCAGCCCCTCTTCAGTCCAGTCAATCCATTCCCCGCCTTGCTCGTAATCCAGCCCTTCCGGGCCCATACCTCCCGTCATGAACATGAACGAATAGTCGCAATACTCGACGCCATCGACCACGGAGAAGTTTTTTCTCATGCCGCCCCCTGCCCTGCCGCCATCGCCGCGCGGCCCATATCGTCGGCCACGGCCGACAGGATGCCGCGGCAGTGTTCCGCCAGCAGCGCGTGTATCTCGTCCAGATCCGACACCGGCGCCAGCAGCGGCGCCACCTGGTCGGCCAGCACGTCGAGCTTGGCCCGCACGCTGGCGGCAAAGGACCGCAGCGCGGTGTCGACGTCTTCTTTCGGGATCAGGTTGCCGCGCTTTTGCGCCAGCTCCATTTCCATCAGGTCGGCGGTAGCGGATTCCTTTCGCGCCTGGGCGTCGCTGCGTCTTTCGTTGCCGGAAGTGGGCGCATCGGGCGCGGGCTGGGCGATCTGCGCGCCGCCGGTGTCAGCGCCCTCACTCGCCCCTGCGGACGGCGTAGCGGCCGTTTTTTGTGCTTCCTGTTGCGCCCGTTGCGCGGCGTGGCGCTCCGCAACGTCATAGCGCATACCTCCAGTTTCCTCGATGCGCGCCAGACTGGCGGCGACATCGACGCGCGCGCCTTCCATCACCAGCCGGCCGGCCTGCTTGAGGCGCGTCACGGTGGAGCGGTGCCAGCCCTGCGCGGTGGCGAACTCCGCCTGCAGCATCAGCCGCCTCGCTTTGCGCGCCTGGAATTCCGCTTCGCGGGCAGGCGTCATGGCCTTCCCTTTGCAGGCGGTGTCGGTGCAAGCACCATCTGCGCCGCGCTGATCTCGGTGCCGCCTTCCATCGGCAGCGGCACGCCGACCTGGTAGCCGTTTTCGCTGGCGTGGAAGCAAGGCGCGCCTTCGGTGGTCGCCCTGCGGATCAGTTCGTCGATCATGTCGCGGCCGAAGGCTTCGCACATATCGTCAAGCCAGGCGGTGACCTTCGGCATGGCCAGGCGGCCGGATTTCAGCTTGGTTTTCTCGACGTGACCGGACGTGACCGTTGACATGACCGCTACTTTTTTTCCAACTCTTTATTTATTAAGGGATGTGACCGAATGACCGGACGTGACCGCAAACGCGCGTGCGTGGACGTGCATGCGTCTGCGCATTTCGCGTTTGCGCCTCGTGTGCGCGGGTGACAGTTGCGGTCATGTACGGTCATATCGTGTGTTTTCAGTGCGTTAAGTGGTCACGTTATCGGTCACGTCATCGGTCATATCGGGCGCATTCGGTCACGCCGCACGGTTGTCTTCCTTGTCTGCGTCCAGCGCCTGGGAGAAATCGAGCATGCAGCGCGTCGCCCACACGGCCTGCGTCTCGCCGGATGCCTGCCGAGCATCGGCAGCGGCGCCGGACCGCTTGAGCCAGCTTTCGCCCGGGATCTCCAGCCGTACCTGCCGGGCGGTCCCGGTGCAGCTATAGGTGTCGTGGGCCAGCACTTGTTTGCGGTGCTGCCAGTCCGTCATGTGCGCGAGCTTGATGCGGAAGCGGCGCCTGCTGGCGATGTTCCGCTCGCGGTTTTTCTGGCAATGTCGGATATAGGCGTCGAACAGATCGTTGCCGCGACAGGCGCACACCGGATACGGCGTCTCGCCGCTGACCCAGTCGTGGAAGAATTCGTCTTCCGACGATTTCGAGGCAGCGATGAGGGCGAGCTTGGCCTCGGTCATCGGCGGCTTGCTCCAGGGCCTGAAGTCACCGAGGTCGAGCGTGATCAGGTAGTGGTAAAAGGCCTCGGTGCCGCCGGTAGCAATCTCTTCACGGACGGCAGCATAGGATTTGTCTGACACCGGCGGCGGCGTCCAGATCACGCAATGCCGCCGGTCATCGTTGTCGAGCGGTAGCGGCGCATCTTCGTTGGACAGGAAGGTGATATTGCAGCGGTTGGTCTGGTAGTAGGCGTCGAGGAATTTGCGCTGGATGCGGATGCGATGCCCGGTGACAAGTTCCTTCAGCTCGTTTTTCAACGCCCACTTGTCGGAGCTGTTGATCACCTCTTCGGCCAGGACATACAGCTTCGAGTCCCAATCACTGTTGAACTGGCTTTCGAGTGCACGCTGATCGAGGATCACCGAATAATTGCGGTAGGAATCCTTGTCGCCGTAGATGTCGGCCAGCACCTTGAAGATTGTGCTCTTGCCAGTGCCCTGTGGCCCATGCAGAATCAGCGCCGATTGCATTTTTGCGCCGGCATGCTGCAGGGGGAAGGCGATCCAACGCAGCACCCATTGCACCAGGTCGGGCCGGTTGCCTTCCCGGCTGCAAAGATAGGTCAGCAATGCCAACAACTTTTCGCATGAGCCCTTCTTCGGTTCCATCGGCCAGCCGCGCCAGGTGTTCAGCTTGACGTTTTTTTCTTCGCCCGACGGATCAAAGCCGATCTGGTCCTGGTAATACGCGCCGCGCTCGATCCAGCGCGGGTGCCGCTTGATGTCGTCACCCCGTCCGCCCGCCGGCGTCAGCGCCGTCATTTGCGTGACCTGCACGATGCGCGCCGTCCACATATCAAACAGGACCTTGCCGCTGCCATCGTCTATCGGTACGAAACGCTCGACCAGCTCGTCGATCGGCATGATCGATACCGCGCGCTTGCGGCCGGTATCATCAAGGTCGTCTCCCCCACCCCCTGGTGAAGAGTTCCCGCGCACGGGAATCGCATCACGCCATTTCAACGCGTCGAGCCGGGTGTTGATCTGGTTCGCCAGGACGAGGGGTAGCCCGGTCAGCACGGCGAGATCATTGTAGTCCGTGAGCTTTTTGGCGCCGCGAATATCGATGCCGTCAGCGCCCATGAAGTCGGGCTTGGTCCAGGCACCCAGCTCGATCTCGCTGGCGGCGAGCTGGGCGGCGGCGACGCCGGGATTGCTGCCGGTCTTGGCCTCGGTGGTCGTGTCGTCGTCGGCGCAGAACAGGATGCGCAGTTGTTTGTACTTGGCGCGGATCTGCTTGCCGGCCTTGCCCAGGTTGTTGGCGGAAAAACCATACGCAACAGTCTGCCCCGTTGCTTCGGCAAGGCTAGCGGCGGTGGCGAAGCCCTCGACGATCAGCAGCACGCCGGTGCGATGCAGGTGACCGATGATGCCGAAGGTACCGCCCATGGCCATGCCGGTCGGCCAGAATTCCTTTCCGGTGCGCTCGGCCCGGGTATGGCCCTTGGGATAAATAAACTGGATGCCGCAGACGTTGCCATTGGTGTCGTGCATCGGCACCACCAGGGCGCCGACCGCCTGCTGCAGCCGCCACATGTTTGCGTCGTCGATGTTCGGCAGGCGCAACTCCCCAATGCCGGTGAAGATGCGTGTACCGTGCGGCTGGATCTGCTTGCGCACCAGGTACTCGTGCTCGGTGGCAGGCTCGCAGTGGGCCCACACCTGGGCGGCCCAGGCCGCGGCGATCTTGGCCTCGCGCTTGCGCTCCTCTGCCACCGCTTGCGCCGCGGCCTTCTGCGCCGCCCGCGCGGCGGCGATATCCTCATCGGTCAGCGCCGGCTTGGTCGGGTCGTCTCGCTTCGGCAGCTCGATCCGCGTGTAGCCATCGTCGTTGCCGGACCAGAGGCCATAGGCGCCGGACACGTACAGGTTCCCCGCCTTCGATTGCCACTCGCGCAGCCTTGACCATCCAGGCCGTTCGCCGCCCTTGCTGTCTGTGGTCTTCCAGCGCTGGATGCGACCGTCGATCGTCAGTGGCTTGTCGGGCAGGATGCCGGCGGCGAGGATCTGCCGCTCAGCGTCGTCGAAGTTGATCCAGGTCATGCGGTCCTCGCCAGTATCATTTCGACGGCGCGGTGGATCTCCACCTGCAGATCGTCGTTGATCTTTGCCAGCACGCGGTCATGGATGCGCCGGCTGCTGAACATCTGCGACACGCCGATCACTTGCACTGGCTTGATCGGCAGTCGGCCTTTGCCGACGCGCATGAATATCGTCCGGCCCTGATTGCCAATGAAGGCGCCCTGGATGGTCTTGAGTCCGCCGCCACGTTTGATGGCAAAGCCGAGCTGCTGCTCGAGGGCGGCCAGTTGCTTCTTGGTGCCCTTCGCGCCGCGTACCTTCATCGCCTTGCCGGCCGCCTGCACCACCGCCAGGAAGCGGATCATGTTCATCGACCGGCCTCGCTTGGTCGGGCTGCCGAACACATCGATCACCGCCTCGACGCTGTTCCGCTTGTTGGTCGCCCGCCGCAGGCTCAGCGAACCGCGCACCACGTCGGCGCTGATCTGGTATTGCTCGGTAACTGCCCTGCGGATCTCCACCTGCGCTTTCTCGGCGACCTTGTTGATCGCGGCTGCGGTCGCCTTGCCCTGCCCGATCTCGGACTGGATGCGTTGCAGTTCGCGCTGCACACTATCAATCCCGCTTATATTAAGAC